CGTTTGGTAAAAAGAAACGCGCTCCAAGAGCCGCATTTTGACTATATACAAAGATGATCCGGGCCTTTTAAATTGGTATGTTGTGTTCCAGCACAATACGCACATTCCTCATGTAGATAAGGTCTTCAAGAAGAATTTTTGTCATGTCTGGGCATTTACATACGATCCCGAAACTCATGCGTGGCTCCGTGTAGAGTCAACGCACAAGAACCTTGTTATCAGGCCCGTGCCTAAGAAAATGGTGCCAATAATGCTAATGGAGGCGAACAAAAACATCGTTGTCCAATATGACGCGGCCCCTTCAAAAGTTATGTGGAAAATTAGATTTTTTGTCGATTGCTCAAGCGTCATAGCCCACCTTCTTGGCGTTGATATTTTTTACCATACGCCATACCGACTTTTTTGTGCATTGAGACAAAGAGGAGGAACCGTGACTTTGCCTAAAGGAATTTCTAAGGAGAGTATCGATGGGCGGTGGCAAACAAGCAGTTCAAGGCCCGAGCGCGGCTGAAATAGCAGCAGAAAAACGCGCACAGGAAGATATCGTAAAGGCTGAAAAGCGTAAAGAGGAAGAAGAGGCGCAGCGTAAGCGTAATCTTCGTGGTCGTCGTTCACTTCTTGCAGATGAAAATACTGGCGATGGTTTCTACAGCGATAGCCTTGGCTAATGACCCCAGAACTTAAAAAAATTATCACAGGGTTTAGAGCTTGTGAGCAAGAACGCGCAAACTGGATTCCGCTTTGGCAGGATTGCTACGACTATTGTTTTCCGCAGCGGCTTGGCTTTTACGGCCAATCTCCCGGCCAATCAGAAACAGATGATATTTATGACTCGTCCCCAGTAACTGCCGTTGATGAGTTTGCCAGCCGTATGCAAGCTGGCCTGACACCTCCGTTTTCTAAATGGTTTGAGTTTAGGGCTGGGTCAGAAATACCAGAAGACCAGAAGTCAAAAGTCGATACAGAGCTAGACTTGATTAGTAATTATATTTGGGAAGTCCTTCAAAGCTCAAATATGGATCAAGAGCTACATGAAGCTTATTACGATCTAGCAGTTGGCTCCGCTTCTATTTGTATTGAGGAGGGTGACGCGGAACAGCCAATTATGTTCACAACTCTGCCTCAAAACGAAGTTTACCTGTCTGCCGGACCTTACGGAAAAGTTGATAAAAAATATCGACTCCGAATGCTTACTCTTGAAGCTATCGAGGTCATCTGGCCGAAAGCCGACATCAGCGAAGAAATGCGCCGTGAAGCTGGCTTAGATGAATTAAAAAAGTTCAAGGTTATTGAGTGTGTTGCTCGCGACTGGAAAGTCAAAGAAACAGAAACGCATAATTTTAGTGTCGTTTGCTTAGAGCCAGAACACATGATTTTACAAAACGTCTTTAAAGGCGATGGCGCTCAACCAATTATATCATTTAGGTGGTCTAAAGCCGCTGGAGAGACATACGGGCGTGGGCCTCTATTGTCTGCACTCCCTGATATTCGCGTTCTTAACGAGGTCGTAAAGCTTGGCCTTGAGAATGGTGCGCTGGCTATTACGGGTATGTGGCAAGCCGACGATGACGGTGTTATCAACCCTGATACCTTAGAACTAATTCCTGGCACAATCATTCCAAGAGCTATGGGAAGCCGTGGCCTTGAGCCTTTGCAGTCCCCCGGCAACTTCGATATGGGGCAGTTTATCCTCAATGATATGCGTCACAATATTCGCAAAGCTCTCTTCAATGAGCAGTTAGGTGCGCCGGAAGGTACGCCAATGTCTGCTACAGAAGTGCATGAGAGAATGGCTGATTTAGCGCGAACAATCGGATCTGCTTATGGCCGCTTGCACTCAGAAGGGGTGACACAGATTTTACGCCGTGTCGTGCATATCCTTCGCAAGCAGGGACGTATTAATATCCCGAAGGTCAACGGGCGTGAAGTAAAGATCGTCAACGTATCCCCTCTGGCACAAGCACAGCATAACGAGAACGTCGCACGGGTCGCACGGTGGTTAGAACTTATGAACGCTGGCTTTGGCCCTCAGATGACAAACGTAGTCGTTAAAGCAGAAGAAGCCGCTGTTTACACTGGTAAAGAGATTGGCGTCCCGGAAAAGCTTATTCGTGACAAAGCAGAACGCGAACAGATTCAGCAAGCCATTCAAGAGACGCAGCAAGTTCAAGCAAACCGACAACCCAATCAGCAAGGACAGCAATAATGTTTAGAACGCTTAACGAAAAGCTTAACGAGAAGAAAGCAACTGCGCCAGCGAAGGCTGAAAAGCCAGCGCCGAAGAAACCATCGAAGAAGGGCAAATAATCATGTGGGGTTTATTCAAAGGCGACGGCGGCACAAAAGCGGTGAAGTCTATCAGCAAGCAAATCAAAAAAGGTAAGGTCAAAAAGATCAGGACCTACAAAGGCGGCCCCGGCTCCACGTCCGACAGTATGGACGACTTTACAGCGGGCGCGATGGCGGCTGGCCTAGCCCACACTGACAAAAAAGCCCTCCAAAGTAAGCTCCGCGCCAAAAATGGCGCAAAGCGTAAACTCAAAGGCAAGGGCAAGAAGGCGGTTGTTAGGAAGTAAAGAGCGAAATGGCTAAAACACCTAAGATAATGGGGCCGGATGGCATTAGCCGAACGCCCGAACACGACAAGAAAATTAACGAGGCTTTTGCGGCAACATTCCGTGAGGCCTCGGCAGAAGTTGTGCTGGACTATCTCAAGTCTATCACGATCAACCGAATCTCAGGCCCGGAAAGCACGGACACTTATCTCCGTCACCTCGAAGGCCAGAGAAGCATTGTGGCGTTAATCTCAACCCGCATAGGCCAAGGCATAAAACAGAAAAAGGATACAGTAAATGAGCGAACAATCTAGTGAAAGCGGCGCGACGGAGAGTCCAAATGCAGGAGCTTCCAGCAGCGGGACCGAAGATACCGCCCCGGCGAAAAATGCTGCCGATGTTGGGGGGAAGCCCGATTATGTGCCTGATAACTTCTGGGACACAGATACCAAACAAGTCAAAGTCGAAGACCTCTTAAAGTCATACAAAGAACTTGGCGGCAAAATTCGCGAAAAGACGGATGACGTAAGAGCTCAAATCCAATCCGAAATGGATGCTGACCGGACTATCAACCGTCCTGAAGCAATGGAAGACTACGAGCTTGTTCTGTCTGACGATTTTAAAGAGCAACTGCCAGAAGGCTACGACATCGAGTTTAATAACGATGACCCTCTTATGACGTTCTGGCGTGAGATGGCGTTTGAGCAAGGCATGAACCAAGAATCATTCCAAAAAGGCTTAGAGCTTTATGCTGGCGCTAAAATTGGTGAAATGCCTGACTTTGAAGCAGAGCTTGGAAAGCTCGGTGACAACGGGCATGACCGAACTATGCACGTCGGCAACTGGGCCAAAGCAAACTTCTCAGACGATACTGTTAACGCTATGCACGAAATGGCTATGACGGCTGACGGCGTAATTGCGCTTGAAGAAATCATGGCTGCTTCTGGCGAGGCTTCATTCTCTCCTAATCAGCATCAATCATCATCTAGCGTTACAATGGAAGATTTGCGCGCAATGCAAGCAGACCCTCGATATTGGGATGCAAACCGTCGTGATCCCGGTTTTGTTAGAAAAGTTGAAGAGGGATATCGCCAACTTGTTTCGTAAATTAAAGGGAAAATAAATGGCTACTAAACCTGCTAAAGGGAAAGCAAAAGTTAAAGTTACAGCGAGTGGCAAAAAAGTTAGCTACGGACAAGCTGGTAAAGCCAAAGGCGGCGGCTCAAGAGTTAAGCCGGGGACTGCAAAAGGCGATGCTTATTGCGCCCGATCTGCTGGGCAAATGAAAAAACATAGCAAAGCAGCCAAAAACGCAAACAGTCCCTTACGCCTTAGTAGAAAACGTTGGAAATGCTCAGGAAGCAAATCAACAAAATAGAAATTGAATTACTGCCACGCTCCCTGTGGAAACTCGGCTCTCGGACTAATAATCCGGGGGCCTTTTTTTGTGCAGTGAGTCTGACACAAATTTAACTGCATATATGGCTTTAGACGACATGAGGCCCCTACTGCCAAACTGTTGCGGCCCCGCAAGGCTTAACCGCTCTCAAAGTTCCGGCTCAAGGCAAAACCCGGCGCGTCATTGGAAATAACCTCTGATGGAGAGAAACAAATGTCTACTTCTGTTGATACAGCTTTTATCCGCCAGTTTGAGTCCGATGTACATGTTGCTTATCAGCGCATGGGAACCAAACTACGGAACACAATTCGTCGTAAAGTTGCCGTAAAAGGTGAAGATGTCCGATTCCAAAAATACGGAAAAGGCTCTGCGGCAACAAAATCACGTCATGGTGATGTGCCGTTGATGAACGTCTCGCACACAAACGTCGATTGTCCAATGTCAGATTATTATGCTGGTGAATATATTGATGATCTTGATGAATTAAAAACCAACATCGATGAGCGCGGCCTTGCCGCACAAGCTGGTGCTGGTGCTTTGGGTCGCAAGACAGACGAGCTTATTACAATAGCAATGGATACTGCAACGCAGACTATTGCTCACGGCTCTACTGGCATGACTAAAGCAAAAGTTCACTCAGCATATGAAACACTTGGAAACAATGATGTGCCTGATGACGGCAATCGTTTTTTCCCTGTTTCCCACGCAGCTTGGACTGACCTAATGGACATTACAGAATTTGCTTCGGCAGATTATGTCGGTACAGACGGTCTTCCATATCAAGGCGGCATGACTGCTAAACGCTGGCATGGCTTCTTGTTCTTCCCATTCTCAGGCCTTGATGTGGCATCAAACATTCGTAAATGCTTTGCTTATCACACTTCAGCTATTGGCCACGGGATTGGCAAAGACGTCTCTCAAGACATGACTTGGGACGGGCGCAAACAAGCATATTTGACGGTAAACAAGATGAGCCAAGGTTCGTGTCTTATTGACGCAGACGGCATCGTCGAAGTTTCCATCTCCGAAGCATAAGAAAGGAAATTACGCATGGCTTATACAGCATCAGGCCTTTCAATGTTGGTTACGGCGAACGGTTTCTCACTGTGGCATTATTCCACGGTTGATCCCATTGCTACGGTCAACACGGCAGGTTACTTCACTGGCGATTCAGTAAATATGTTGAAAGTGGGAGACTTGGTTATTGTCCAAGACACAAACACGCCAACTCTGAGCTTTGTCATTGTTCTGACTAATGACGGTACGACTGTTGATGTATCAGACGGCACAGCCGTTGCTCAGACTGACACAGACTAACCGTTAAAGCGCGTCTTGCTTTGGCAAGAAGCAAACGGATTGGGGGGAGGTCGGATCGCTCTACCTTCCCCCCAACTCCTTATTAGAAAGGATTAGGCATGGCAGTAACAGACGTTACCATCGCATCCCGCGCCATGAACATGATTGGCGGGAACGAGATTGCGGCTTTTTCCGAACTATCAAATGAAGCAAAAGTTGCGAACAATTTATACCAGCCGCTTGTTGAAGCGGCTTTAACTGTTCACCGCTGGCGCTTTGCTACGGGACAGGTTTTGTTATCTCGTCTTGTCGCATCTCCGGCTGCACGATGGGAAGCTGCATATCAAGTTCCGACAAGCCCAAGAGTGTTGATGGTTCATGGTGTTACCATTCAAGACAAGCCAATCCCATTTGATCGTTATGAGGATATGCTTTACTGCAACGCGGGGGCTGACGACCAAGTTTATCTTGATTACGCTTACTACGCAGCAGAAGCGAACTGGCCTCCTTATTTTGTAAAAGCCGTGCAGCTTGAACTTGCGGCATTGTTTGCGGGCTCTCTTGCGCGAAAAGGCGACCTTGCGCAGTTTTATGAAGCAAAAGCCATTGCTGCTTATCAGCAAGCACGATGGGCAGATTCATCCTCACAAACAGCAAGGAACGTCCGATCTAAGCGTCTTATTGGCGCAAGGAAAGGCTAATGGCCGAAGCCCCTGACAATAACCTACACGCGCTCCAAACATCTTTTAGTGCAGGAGAATTAGACCCTCTTATGCGGATGCGCTCAGACTTAAAAACGTATTTTAAGGGCGCTCGTAAAGCACGGAACGTAATGATTTACGCGCAGGGCGGTCTTCGCCGTCGCCCCGGCTCTATTTATAAGGCCAATTTAGGCTCAACGGGCGTTCTGCACCCTTATAGCTATACAGAAGGGCAAGAATACATTTTGTGCTTCCAGCACCAAAAGGTTGTAATTTTTGATAACAACGGCGCAACCGTTGCTACGGTAACTGGGGCTCCTTGGACAACAACTCAACTTAAAGAAATGACAATTGCTTCAAGTGCAGACACCATTATTGTTTGCCACCAAGAGTTTGCCATTCAAAAAATATTGCGAACAGGCGCTACAACGTTTGTTCTTTCGGACTTTGCGTTTGAGCAAGGAACAACAGGAGCGCCACTAAAGCAGCCTTATTTTAATTTTTTACCGGATAACGTGACACTCAACCCGGCAGCGACAAGCGGCACGGGCGTTGCAATTGTTGCCTCGGCTGATGTGTTTGTCGCAGGGCATGTTGGAACAATTTTTCGATTAGATCATGGCTCTGGCTATAAAGAGATTGAGATTGCCAGCGTTGTAGACGGTCAAAACGCTACTTTTAATTCACGCGAAACCCTTGACGGCACGGCGGCAGTTAATGACTGGCAAGAGCAAACGTTCTCGTCGGTTCGCGGCTTTCCTCGTTGCGTGACGTTCCACGATCAACGCCTTTTCTTTGCTGGAACAACTAGCCGACCTGATGGGCTTATGGGCTCTAAGATTTCTGCATTTTTTAATTTTGATCTTGATGACGCAACAGATGAAGACGGCATTGATAAAACAGTAGGCTCTGACCAGATTTCAGAAATTCGCCACCTTGTTGCAACCCGGAATATTCAAATATTTACAGACGCTGGGGAGCTTTATGTTCCACAGTCTCTTAACGCGCCAATTACTCAAAGCAATATGCGTTTTGTCCCTCAAACACCATACGGCACTGGGCAAAAAGCAAACCCGGTAAAATTCGATGGTGCGACACTTTTTCTGCAAAAAACGGGCAAGGTTATCCGAGAGTATCTCTACAATGACACTGAGCAGGCCTATACGTCCAATGCAGTGTCCATCACGTCTAATCACCTAGTGTCAGGAGTCGATGACACAACAACGCTCCTGGGGACGAATGAGAGGCCTGAGCAGTATGCCTTCTTTGTGAACTCAGACGGCACTGTTGCGGTATTCACCTCGGTTCGAAGTGAAGAGGTTGCAGGTTGGGTGCAATGGAACACGAACGGCACCTATGTCAGCATGACATATGCCGGATCAGAACTATTTGCGCTCGTTAAAAGAACGATTAATAGCGTTGATGTTTACTGGTTAGAAAAGTTTGATTGGGACGTTACGATGGATGCCGTTATTCAAGACACGGCAGCGGCAAAAACATCGTGGACGGCGGCGCACCTTCCTAACACTTTGGTTGAAGCGACAACAAACCAAAACGCGCAATACCTTGCTGAATACACAACGAACGGAAGTGGAGAGATAACGACTGAGGAAAGCGTGACCAACATCGAGATTGGCCTAGATTTCACAGTTGAGATTGAAACCATGCCTGTTGATGCCAGCATAGGCCGTCGCGGTTCTATTACGGGCGAGAAAAAACGTATTTCCCGAGTAGTTGCCAGCATTTTAGGCACACAGACATTAAACCTTGCTGGGAACGAGTTGATCCTGACGCAAGCAGCGCAAGATTTCTCAAACCCTCCTGCTGAGACAGAGGGTGAATTTCAATTCTTTATGCTTGGGTGGAGTGGCGACCCAACGGTAGTTGTTACGCAAACCGTTCCCCTGCCATTAAGCCTTCGCGGTTTATATTTGGAGGTTACAACATGAGTAGCAAAGCAGTTAAAACGGTTGCTGTCGTCGGTGCAGTTGCGGCAGCGGCTTGGTTCGCGGCTCCGGCACTCGCGGGTTCTTTTGGTATGGCAGGTGCTGGCACTGGCGGTTTGCTAGTACCTCCATCGATTGGTTATTCTGCAGTTGCGGGCGGCGGCGGTAGCCTTTTTGCGGGCATGACAGGATTCCAAACGGCAAGTCTTGGCATGGGAGCGTTAAGCTTCGGCAGTAACATGGTAGGGATGCAAGCTGCAAAAGAAGACGCGGAAATTCAAAAAGCACAAATAGAAGCCAACAACAATCGTCGACGCATTCAAGCTCTTCAAGACAAAGCTGCGGCATTGAATAATTTTGAACGCGCCCGCGGCACTGCGATGGCGAAGTCGGCGGCATCTAATCAAGAACCGGGTCGTGACATGATGGCTCAAATAAAAGTTGGGGAAGGATACCTAGCTGATGAGCTTGGCAATATTGCGCTTAACGCTGGCGCTGGAAACCGCACGGCGGCATTAAAAATTCAAGGAGCCGATAACGCATCTACAGCAGCAACATACAAAGGTTTAATTGGAGGCGGGCGGTCACTCTTAACAGGCTACCGAGATTACAATGATACGAGGATGGCATGAGTGAATTTGACGGCATAAAACGCACACGTATTCAAGAGCAGCCTATTGTAAACCCGAATGCGACAAGAACGCAGTCGTTTTTTGATATTGCTGCCGAAGCGCGGTCTATGCAGACTGAGTTTGCAAACGAGGCCAAGCAAGAAGCGTCTGACGCTGGCCGTTTAGCGGGTCAAAACTCTGTCTCAATGAACTCAGACGGCTCTATTACTCGCGCTTTAGTCCCGGATGCTGGCAGGTACTATACTAAAGATTTCGTTAGCGCCCAAAGGGTCGCCGCAAAAAGCTCTCTTGAGAGCAGCATACGCCTCAAGGCTCAAGAGTTTATAGGCAAGAACAAAAACAACCCCAATGCAGCAAGAGACTTTAACGAAGAGTTTAAAGTTAACTATTTAGAGCCGCTTCTTGACGGCATGAACCCGGATATACGCGGGCAAGTCGAAGTCGTGGCGCATGGCGTTTTCATGGGGACGCTCAACCATCTTTCTGAGTTGGAAATGGCGCGGTCGCATAAAGACGGACAGGCTGCTTACGAGTTTAACAGCAAGCGGGACCTTAGCGCCCTTGAGCAAATGCGGGCTCAGGAGGGCATGGAAAAGCAAGCCGAGGCCCTAGAGCAAAAAATTTACGGCGACGCACAAGATGCACACCCTCAATTCCTTACGATGGCAGGTATTGAGCAGCTTAACGTGTCGATTATTGCGGCAAAAGAAAGCGGCAACCTTATAAGAGAAACAGATAAAATGTCTCTTTCTCAAGCCGTGGCGCATATCGCAGAGTTCAAAAAGAAAACATTAGACGGCTTGGGTATTGCAGACATGGCAAACATCGCGGCAGAGGCCGAGTCGCGTGTCGCTGAGAAGTCAAGAGTCCGAAGCATACAGGAAAGCGAGTATGAGCGGCTTGCAAAGCCAAAGATTCTCGCAGCTGAAGTGCTTCTGGCTGAGATTAGAATGAATGCCCCTCAAGGGGGGATTGTCACCCCAGCCTCAATAAAAGAAATTATGCAAAAGACAGGGCTTGATGAAATTTCAAACACGGTCCCGTCGGTGAAGGTTTGGGAAATAAAGCAATTAGTGGCTTCTAAAGAAGAACAAGATGAACTTATTGCCGCGACTTACAAAGATTTTGCTTTTTACAAAATAAGTGACGTTGCATCGGGCAAGACGGCTTATGGAGACCTGATGCTTAGTGATGCGTGGCAGCATTTTGATGTTCAAGACCGTCACAGTCTTTACAATGCCCACCTTGTTAAACTTAAAGCTGACCTTAAAGAAAATGAAGTCAATGATCTGGTGACTGTCGAAAAGATGATCCGTGCTGGCGACTTCGTTGTTGGTGATCTTCATGCGTTGATGGAAGGGCCTTCTACTCAAAGCAAATTCTTTCGTGATAACAGGGCTAAAATAACCACCTACATCAATTCTTATCATAATAGCGACGCGTTCAAATACCGTGCGGGCAATATCGCACTTGAAACGACAAACTACGTTCCCAAAAGTTTAAGAACGTCCAGAGACGCTTGGAATTTATCTAACAATTATGGCGGGACATTTAACGCTAACGATGAAGCCCACCAGAAAACGGCTATTGCTGAGTCAGTGGCCCAAAGATATGTCAGCCCTTATGTGGTTGAGGCTTTTGGAAACTGGAGAGAGCTTGTCCTAGACCAGAAGACGGCCTTGTGGATGGTAAACACCGCGAAGGTGTTCTCCAAGTCTGGCAACTCAACCCTTCTTGAGCAACTCCCCGCAGAGTTCAGCGATCCGAAAATCCTCGGGCAAATCCAAGGCATGGCCGTTGGGTCAGAAGAGGATTATGTCACATCAATAAACAAATGGATAACGGGCAACAACAATAGCAGCGCCGACGCTGTAGATTTGGTTGCAAAAGCAGAAGAATTTGTGAATGGCATAGGCTTTTTTGGGGGCGACTCTTTCTCAAGCGGCCTTACAGACCAGCTAGACGCTCTAAGTTCTAATTCAGACATGGCGACAACAACATTGGCTGACATTGTTGGTCAGGGTGGCCCTTTTAGACGCTTGTATGGCGCAAATGGCATTGACGTTCCTAAAGGCATGGACGGTGTGCCTAAGTCTATCCGGGGGCTTATTAATAGCCCGGAATTTAAGATTGGCAGCGAAGCCGCCGTATCGAGGCTTAAAGATATCGCACGGGGTTTAATCCTCGCAGGACACCCAGAGCATAAAGTCACGGGCATGGCGCTGGATATATACAGCGAAAGTGGCGCAGGGATATCCGCAACGGCATCCCCCGGAAACCACATTCTCGTCGATCACTCTTATGAAAAAACCTTGGAGAACGCCGGAGTAACCGAGTCCCCAAGACGAGTTACGCAAGCTGTTCTATCTACTATCGCAGATCAAATACAGGCGGCTTCCCCCATTAAAGGAGCCGACTTTGGCGCTGATTGGTGGGTCGAACGTGCCTTTAGCAGAGACTTTGAGATGTTTTGGGAGATGTTTACAGAAGACGGGACGCAGCAAGGCATACTTGAAGGTGGCGACCTTGGTGGCGACCTTGCTGAGAACATCATGAACGAGGGACGGTTTGAACAGGCTTGGAATGACGGAAAAGTTCAAATCAAGAGTTACAACAAAGACTTGAACGCGTTCGAGGTGTTCTTAACGCTTGGCGCAAAAGACGCTGGCGGCGAGCCTATCAAGATGCGGTTGAAGCAACTGATAAGAATAGACCAAGGAGTCCACGCTCTCGTTTCCCGAAAGATTATCGAAAAAGAGCTCGGAAAAGGGGCTGTTCATAGGTTCGTTACGTCACCAGCGGCGGCATTAAGCCCGCTTGCGCCGGGGCAGTACAACGCCGGGGAAACTGAAATGACGATGGCCCGGTTCCGTGAGCTTCAAAGCGCACAAACTCAGATGGTTATGGACCACGAAAAAGCGTTGAAGGCTGCTAGGAATAAAAACAATGACCAGTGATGGCCCTTTCATCACCCGTGACGCTATCCTTTTAGACCGCTCCGCAACGATTAATTCGGCACAGGCAACGCGGCGAGATTCTTGGGCGCAGCCTCGCGGCACGTTCGACAACTTCGGTTCAGACAAACCTTTTGGCGAAGAAGTTAGAAACTTCGGGCAGAATTTCCGTGAAAGTTTCTTGCCGACTGTCGGCTTCGATTGGCTGATGAACAATAGCGTCCTGACGAATATCGAGGATGATCGGAAGAAGATCAGGCACGAAACCCAAATGAGGAACGACGCAGAAGTAAAGCACCGCCCTCAATACAACGCTTGGGAAGACCCAAAATTCAATACTCTGCCTCAAGAATGGCAGGAACGATACTATGACGTTGAAAGCCCAGAGGAAGCAGACTCTATATATCAAGCATTTTTAAAGCGAAATGCCGATCTTGAACAGAGGAACTCAGGCAGCGCTTTTGTTTCTGCTGGCGCCATAGCCGGAGAGCTTTCTAACCCCGGCGGCGTTTTGACTATGCTTCGTATAAAAAGCGCCAAAGGGTGGCTTGGTGGGATTGCAACTCTTGGGGTAGATGAATACGCCCTTCAAGCTACGCAAACAGATAGAACCGCAGAGCAGAGCTTTATAAACATTGGTTTAGTCGGCGCTACGGGTGGGTCTGTCCTCGCAGCGAAAAAAATGTATCGAATGTTTGAAACACGCCGTTTCAGAAATAGCGTAGAAGAACTTCAAGGCCTTGAGAGAAGCCTAGATCAAGACACCTTAGATGATGCCGCAGTTATGAATGGCAAAGTCGATGGCAGGGTTCGTGAAGGCGAGACCGACATGGATTTTGTCGCTCGTGATAGAGAGGCAATGGAACGCTCTCTTGATGATGATTTGCCGTTTGGTGACGAGCCTCCAATGGTCGGCCCTGATGGAAAGCCCGCAGTTGTCGGCTCAACCAGCAGAGAAGTTGCAGACGTTAAAGACCCCGGCGATATCATTATGGACGCAGAGGTAGACGCTCCAGCGCCGAAGCCTTCATCAACAGAGAAAGTCGTAGACGACGGCGACGGGATTATGCCCGCGATGGGGACGGAAAAATTACCTGATGGCCCGGTTAAACGGACCCTGTATGACGGAAGTAATGTCGGAAAAACCATCATATCTGAATTGGTCGAGCATCCTTTTTATCTAAGGAAGAACGGTGTTAACCAGTCCGGTTCACACGGGGTTGACCGTATGGTTGCAATCCGGTGGACAACGAAAATGGTTAGCGCCATGCGTGACACTGAAAAGCTATACCTTCGTTATCGCCAGCGTGTAGATGGCTCTAATGCAACAACAATAATCGGCCAAGGCATCCGTGACCTTTCTGGTAAAGGTGACTCTATGGGCTTTGACGAGTTCTTAAGAGCAGCCGGGAGAGCGAAGCGCCGCTTGGGTGACGATGTATCTGGTATTGAGCAGGAAGTCTTGGAAGCCGCGAACACTTGGCACAACAAGGTTTACCGTCCAATGGGCGAGGACGCAAAAGCAAATGGTTTATTTAGCAGAGCGTTCCGTGACGAGCTTGCAGAAAAGACGAATACATTTTGGGCGGCTCGAAAAGCCAATAAAGCCGACGAGCGCCTCGATGGAATGAAGGAAGAGATAAAAGCACTTCGTCTAAAGATACGCGAAATCGATAGCGCGGATATCGACCCTAATTATATGAACCGTATTTATCGGAAAGAGTATATTCGAGAAAACCGTGAAGCATTTAAAGACGTATTGCGGCGTCATGGAGTTCGAGAAGAATCTTTAGATGACACGGTTGATAGTGTTTTAGGAGATCGTCCAAGAACACCTGAAGAAGACATGTTAGGACCCGGTTCTGATATGCTTCGTAAGTCAGACTTAACAGGACGAGCATCAAGCCTTAAAGGCCGGACGTTAGCATATATTCCTGACGAGGCTTTAGAGGATTTCCTTGAAGATAATATCTTTGCAACGGGTAAATATTATACCACCCGAGTTGCTCCTGATGTTGAGCTTATTAAAAAGTTTGGCTCTATTAGCTTGGCACCTCAGATTAAAAAAATCCGCGCTGAATGGCAGAAAAAAATAGATAACGCTAAAGGTCTTGAGAGGCAAAAGCTCGAAGAGCGCATGGAAGCCGAGATTGAAGACCTAAAAGTGGTGCGGGATCGTATCCGAGGCACTTATGGGTTGCCTGATGATCCTGACAGTTACACCAACAGAGGTTTGCGTGTCGCTAAAATGTATAACGCGATGACTTTTCTTACAGGAGCAATGGCAGCGGTTCCTGATATGGGTCGATTAGTTATGTATGACGGCGTAACACGCACCTTTGGCACCCTTTATGATGCGTTCGCAAAAGATGTGCGTGTCGTTATGCAAGGAAACAAGAAAAGAGGCGTTATAGGCCTTGCTAATGATGAAGCTGAATTAGCAGGAGAAGCTCTTGATATGTACATGTCGATGCGGGCTTCTTTATTTTCTGATTTATCTGATGCTATGAGCGCTACGTCTAAGTTTGAAAACATTGCAGCAAAAGCCACACAGCAATTTTTTAACGCATCGCTTATGAACCCTTGGAATGTCGGCGTAAAAACAATGGCAAGTCTTATTACCGGCTCTCGGATATTAGATGAGGCCGGAAAGTGGGCTTCTGCTGGCCGGAATAGTGCCAAAGCAACGATTGAGTACGGAGAAGTTGTTTCTAACCGGAGCAATACAAGGATTGCCGCAAAATACAATAAAAAGACGAACACAGTGTCTTTGGATTTAGATAAATTACGCGAGACTTACGAAAATAAGGCATGGGCGAACCCAAAATGGCGAAAAGTCCAGCCAATGCCAGAGGACCAGTTTAAAACCTTCGCTGAATGGCGTGATTTTGTCATAGAGCATGAGCTTGCACACGCCGATATAAGGCCGCGTAAAGGCGAAGCTAATGGTGTGTATGAAACACGCATCAACGAGGCAGCATTGCGCCGTGCGGGGTCCAGAGGGCAGCCTAGCACGGGTTATGAGCAGTCAAAGCTCTCCAGAGTAGGCATCGATGAGAACATGGCATGGCGTATGTCTATCCAGTTTGAAGAACATGGTGTCAGGAAGGGGCGGGTTCGTATTGCTAAGACACAGAATTGGACAGATCGTGAGGCTGCAGAGGCTTATTCTGCGGCTTTGGGTAAAGAGATTAACCAGATCATCGTAACGCCGGGTGCTGGCGACATGCCTAACGCAATGAGTGGCGGTCTTGGTAAAATATTTAAAGAAACAGACGCAAAACTTCGGGCGAAAAAAGATGCTGGCGAAGACTTAACAAGAGTAGAGAAAGCTCAAGACTTCTTTATGTCTCCTCAAATGGCTCAAGTTTTGTTCCAGTTCAAGAGTTTCACAACAAGTGCAACGCAACGCGTCTTAGTTCCTGGACTTCAAAACCCTGATAAGAACTTTTTAATTGGCGCTGGCGGTGCTGTTGCTCTTGGAATGATGATTACTCTTATCCGTGATGAGCAGCTTGGCAACAACAAGCCGAAGGGTACGGGCGAGCTTATTAAGTCGGGCATAGAAAGGTCAGGCATTCTTGGTTATTTCTCAGACATTAACGGCATGGTTGAAACTTTCTCTGATAACCGATTTGGTCTGGGGCCACTTGTTGGCGAAAACCCAAGACGCTCTTCGGCAGCTTACAAAGCTTCAAACCTTCTAGGCCCTAGTGTGTCACAAGCCCAAAACCTTTCTCGGTTAATATCCGGGTTATCCGATGGTCACGTTGGAAAGCGTGACGCCAAATATGGTCGCAGGGCTTTGTTAGGTAATCGGGTCTTCTGGGCTGACGGTTTATTTGATTATTCAGAAGATTTAATGGCAGGGGCTCCAAAATGACACAAATTACAATTGCAGCAAATGACGCAGTAGATCAGTACGCAGTAGGGTCAACTCCGACTACTGGCCCTTTTACAATTTCATACCCGTATTTTAATGAAAACGATATTAAAGTGTACGTTGATGGGGTTTTAAAAACGATAACCACTCACTACACAATAAGCGGCACTGCTGTTGACGATGGGTTTTCGGGTGGAACAGTTACTTTTGTTTCTAACATTAGCAACGTAACGTTGACACTAAATCGTGACGTTCCAATTGCTCGCGAAAGTGATTTCCCAACTTCTGGTATTTTTAATATTGGAACATTAAACACAACGCTAGATAAAGCGTATGCAATTTTACAGCAAATAAACACAATTATATCCCGCGCTATATCTCGTCCTTCTACTTCACCAGAAACATATTCTCTTGTTTGGCCTGATGGCTTTGATACGACTGAAAGAACAGTTAAGGTAACAACAAGCGGTGGTATTGAAGTTGGGCCGTCTGTAGCTGAAATAAACAATGCAGCATCAAACGCAGCAGCAACAGCAGCTGATCTCGTGCTTACAAACGCAGACGTAGTAACGACAGCGGCGAGTGCGACACTTTCAACCAACTACGCTACTAAAATTGACGGCGCTGTAACAGGTTCAGATTACGCATCAAAGGCTTGGGCTATTGGCGGCACAGGTGTAACGACAACAAGCGCTCGAGGTGCTGCTAAAGAATGGGCAACAAGCACAGGCGCAGCGGTTGATACCTCAGAGTTTTCTTCTAAGGAATACAGCCAAGGCACAACGGTAAGTACAGGGTCATCTAAGCAATGGGCCTTAGGCGGTGCGTCATTCGACGTAGATACAGTTGTTGCGGGTGGTGAGTTCTCCGCTAAAAAATACGCTGCGAACGCTGCGGCTTCTGCGGCACAAGCTGCCAGCGGGCAGATATATTCAACTGTCGTAAACCAAACGGGTGCGGCGTTGTCTCCAGCATTGTCAGCCGACGGTACATACTATTTGTGCGACACATCGTCCAACGATATCACCGTTACATTGCCAGCAATCGGCACTGCCGAAGGTACAAAGTATGCTTTTCAAAAGACCTCTGCTTCCAACAGCCTGATCTTTCAGCGCAGCGGCTCTGACACATTAAACGGTTCAGCGTCAGACATCACGATCACTGACGTCAACGCACAAATACAGTTTGTTGCAGATGACAACAGCCCCGACAACTGGGTTGGCGTCCAGATGTCACAGATTACTGTTGGCGCTGGCCTCACCAAAGTAGGCAGCGTTGTCAGCATTGGAGACGATGCTATCGTGCCGTCAATGGTCCAAGGCACAGTCAATGCTCAGACAGGCACGACCTTTACGCCAAGCCTCACTGACGACCATAAGATCATAACTTGCAACAACGGTTCTGCTATCGCTTTCAATGTGCCGACTAACGCAAGCGTAGCATTCCCGGTTGGTGCCAAGCTCTCCATCGCCATGATTGGTGCTGGTGTAGTTACAATCACAGGAGACACAGGCGTGTATATCAACGGCATAAGTGCAGGAAGCGGAGCCTTGGCTCAGTACGGTGCTTGCGACTTAGTTAAACTAGCAACCGATACATGGTTGGCTGTTGGTTTGACGGTAACCTAATGTTACATGGATTTTCTCCCGGCATAGTCTCACAGGGCGCAAGTGCGTACCTCCTTGAGCAATCGCTACTGTTTGATGGCGCTTCGTACCTAAACCGCACACCATCTGTTGCTGGTAACCGTAAGGCTTGGACGTACAGCGTTTGGTTTAAACCTGCTGTAGATGGAACAACGCAACACTTCTTTGGTGCGGGTGACGGCACTACGAATAACGCTACCCGACTGCAATACCAATCTACAGGCACAATCCAGTACATCCATGTAGACGGTGGTAGTGTCACTGACCAGTTACAAACTACTGCTTTGTTCTTAGACCCATCTGCATGGTATCATATGGTTGTTGCTGTAGACACAACACAGGCCACAGACACAGACAGGGTTAAACTCTACATCAACGGGTCAAAAATCACATCGTTTCAGACGACGAACTGGCCCGCTCTCAACATGGACACAGATGTCAATAACACAAACGTCCATAGGATAGGTACAGTCACAGGGTCAGCGAACTTCTTTGACGGCCTCATGGCACTTCCCCAACTCATCGACGGTGCAGCGCTGAGTGCCACAGATTTCGGTGAGACTGACGATGGATTCTGGAATCCTATAGAATACGTTCCAAGTACTATAAGTGATCCCGGCGGCGTTACCTATGTAAGCAACGCTTCTTCTACAGCAAACGCTACAGGCTACACATTCTCTGGGCAAGCGATTGGAACTGCTAATGCAAATCGGCAAGTTATCGTAGGCACATCTGCTCAACGGTCCACTGGCTCCCCACAAGCAACTCCAACTGTTACAATTGGAGGTGTATCTGCAACTGAAGTTGTTGGAAAAGCATCAACAGACGCGCTTTATGCTGCATTGTTTGTTGCAAATGTGCCATCAGGTACAACGGCAGACATTGTTGTCACATGGCCTCAATCTTCAAATTCATGCGACATTGGTGTGTGGGCGATAAATACAGCAAACTTTTATGTCAGAGACATTATATCAAGCAATGCTTCACCCGGTACGGATACTCTTACTAATATGTCTGGCGATGGTTTTGTCGTTGCTTACTGTGGATGGACTACTGCTAGTGCAGATGTAACTTGGGTTGGGGCGACAGAGAATTTTGACAATAGTAACGGCGAAAGTGCAAATGCGTCTGGCGCATCTAGTTCAATTACAAGCGATAACGATCTTACTATTACAGCTACTTATTCTGCTACAAACTCAAATCGTGCTATGGTTGCTTTTGCTGTTGGGTCATATGATGGACTTGGTAAGAACGGTGGCGCGTATTACTTCGCAGACACGGCTGATTTTGGTAAGGATGTTAATTATACTGGAGACACATCAGTTACGTTTACTGACAGTTCAGTCAACAGTAGTGGGGCAACGGCTTATACTTTCTCGTCACAAGCTATAGGCACTGCATCATCAGATCGTGTTGTAGCTGTGGGTGTTTCGGCAGGTAATAGTCCGGCAGGAATAAATACATTAACTGTCGGCGGTCTGAGTGCAGTCAAAGCCATTGATGCTACAAACAGTACTGAGACTGAACTTTGGTATGCGTCTGTGCCTTCTGGAACTACAGCAGATATTGTTGTTACTTTTAGTAGTGGTAAAGGTCGTTGTGGTATTGGTGTGTGGGCATTAACTGGTGTAACTGGTGTTGGAGCGACTAACACTTCAACATCGTCTACAGCTACATTAACTGTATCGGGTAGAGCTAAAGATATTATACTTGCCGTTTATGGTGGTAAAGATCATGCAAGCGTTACTTTTACTGGTCTTACTGAAGATTACGATGAAGATATTTCTGGTGCTGGATCACAATATCAAGCAGGTGGCTCTAAAAAGCTTACAGCTACCGGATCAAATACAATCACAGTTACCCCTAATACAGGAGCTACAGAAGTAGCAGCGGTTAGTGCTGTGTTTCTTGCAACAGGAAATAATGGATATGTTTCAAACAACTTCACCGCATCCGATCAACTAGAAGACACGCCAACTGATAGCGCTGATGATGGCATTGGTAACTTTGCAACTTGGGACCCCACTAACGGTGGGGGTCATACTGTTGGTGTACCGACAGAAGGTAATCTACAGTTTACCAATGCTGCTGCTAATTACAAAGGCTTAGTATCAACCATAGCTTTTCCAACATCAGGTAAATGGGGTGTACAATTTACAATCACAGGGGCGGTTAGTGGCTCTAATGACGGTGATGTTTGTATTGTCAGAGATCAGTTTGGGTCGCCAACAGCAGCAAGGTCACGCTTTATATCAACAACGGCAGCTAACTACACAACATTTGGCCTACACATGGCTAGTGGAGATATCAAATACAAATTTAATGGTGGCTCTTCTACAGTCCACTATAACGGCGCTGCATCCGCAACCAGTGATGTGTATGAATTTCTATTTGATGCTGACAATGGCTACTTTGATGTTAAAGAAAATGGCGTTGCTTTTGGTACACAACTAACAGGTATTCCTACAGGGGAACTTTATTGGTTCTGCGCGGATATGTATGCGACAGGTATCTTAGTTGACTTCGGACAACAGGGTTACGTTCCGTCTGAAAGTGGATATCTTGCACTAGCTACCCAAAACCTACCAGACACACACCCACTCTACACAGGTACAGTGGCACAGTATCGCGCTGGTGCAACTATCCAATCTATTGCTCTTACTGGGAATAGTGGTGGCAATACAAATTACACGTTTAGATCACAGATACCAGCATCAGCAGTAGCAACTCACAGCTTCACCAAAGTACGTGTGAAGATGGAAGCATCTACGGCGGGTGACATTGATATTGATGCAATCTACATCGACGCTAAAGCAACGAGTGGCAATGCTTGGGATTACCAAGGAACTCAAGTTGCACTTACGTTGAACGGTGATGCAGCCTTTAACATCCCCACTGGTGGCTCTGTATGGAGTGACTGGGTTGAGTTGTCTGATAACGGCGCTAATGGGTTTGTTGTCGGCTTTGACATTGGAGCAAGCAACGGTGACCTAAGATACACACCAAGTGGAAGTGGTTACTCGTGGCACATCAAAGCCTCGACAGATGCTGCATCAGTAACAGCCCCGGCTGGTTTATCAACAACAGCTAGTTACTGCGCCTTAGTGACGGCAATAGAGGTGCAGTAACAATGATTGCTGAATCTCTTGCAGCGTTCGCTCTAGTCAAAGGTGCAGTCGATGCTGTTAAGTCAGCGGTTGATACTGCTCAAGACGTACAGGGTATTAGCTCTGGTCTTGATGCGCTGTTCCATCACCGTGATGCGGCTGCGAGAGAACTTAAGAAGAAACAGAAGACAACCAAACCTAAATCAAATCTGCACAAGTTCTTTAGTAAGAAGACGGGCGAAGACGAGGAAGATGAACTAAGCGTCGGTGCCGTTGCTGCTATGGTCTTAGAGCAGAAGAAAATTGACAGGGACATTCTTAACCTTGGGATTAGGATCGATAATCGCTTTGGCGAAGGTACGTGGGATGAAATTCTAGCGACCCGTGAGACACTCTTAGAAGAGCGTAAGGCAACACGCAGGAAAGCTAAAGAAGCTGCCGCTGCACAAGCGCTAGAAGATGAAGCGTTTTACAATAAAATTATTAGATGCATCGTTGAGGGTTCTAAGCTGATAGGCGTTCTGGCGGCAGCAACTATTGCTGGAGCTATTGTATGGGCCAACCGGGCTGGGGCTATTTCATGGAACTAGGAACTAGAGAACTTGTCCAGTTTGTAAGCCTTATTGCGACTTTGGCCGGGGCGTTTGCAGTGGTGAAATCACAGCTTAGTAGGGTCATTGAAGATTTAAAACATATCCAAAAAGAAATGGAAATTGTTAATACTAGATTGGATAAGCAAGAAAGCGGGTCAGCAGTGTTTCGCCATCAAGTAGGAGTGCTTGGCGGCATTTTGTCACCGTCTAATTTAGATAAACAATCGCGAGAAATAACAGAAGTTAAAGGCGAGCTACAAACAATACATAAGCAATTAGCTTATTTATCAGATAGCTCTGAACGAATGTACAAGATGCACAATGGTGTGCATCCTAAATAGGAGAAAGTTAATGCCAAAAGTTGGTAACAAAAGTTACGGTTATGGCCCAAAAGGAAAAGCGGCAGCAGCTAAAGCTAGTAAAAAATCAGGCAAGGCTATGAAAATGACTAAAAAGAAATGATCATCTCAGTCGATAGATTTACGTCAGACAACGAAAGCACTTTGTCGATCATAAATATCGATGAGGTGTTTGAATGCTTTGGTTTAGAAGATGAGTATCGTGAAATTAAAATTCCTGGCGAAACGCGCATCCCAAGCGGCGAGTATAAGGTCACGTTACGAAACGAAGGTGGCATGACAAAACGCTACGCTAAAAAGTACCCAGATATGCACAAGGGTATGCTTTGGCTTCAAAATGTACCTAATTTTACTTGGGTTTACATCCACGTTGGTAACATGGACGACCACACAGAAGGATGCATTTTGACTGGTGGTGGCTGTGACTCACGGCAGGGCGCAATGAAAACAACCTCATCATCACAGGCTTACAAAGCGCTGTACTCGAAAGTTGTTGATGCAGCAGAGGCGGGCAATCTGACTTGTGTCGTAAAAGGAGACTAACATGATTGGGTTAATCACAGCGGCACTGCCAGTTTTAGGCAAGCTTCTTGATGATGTTATTGAAACTGATGCCGAGAAAGCGTCAGCCAAAGCAAAGCTAATGAAGCTGGTGCAGGACGGCGATCTTAAAGAAATGGAAACGCGCCTGTCCGCAATCTTGGCAGAAGCCAATAGCAAAGACCCGTGGACCTCACGCGCTCGACCTTCGTTCATGTACGTGATTTATATTCTAATACTATCATCAATACCAATGGGCATATTGTTCGCCGTCTATCCAGAAGCAGCGGGTAAAGTAACTGTAGGCTTTCAAGGATGGCTAGGCGCTATTCCTGACAGCCTATACACGCTATTTGGGGCAGGTTACTTAGGATATTCCGGTGCAAGAACCGTGGATAAGCTAAACAAAAAAGACTAATTTTGTTTAAATTGCTTCATTATTTTTTATCGCACTACTTCCATGTTTTTATTGGTCATATAGGATGGATAATGTATATTCATGTTTCATGATGAATCCTTTGACCCGTTCTCGGTGGCTGCCGAGGCGGGTCTAATCTTTTCAAGCGTTGGCGACAGGAAGCTGCTGCAAGAAATGTTCGAGGTCGCCGCGTAAGATGATCGTCCTGCGACCAAATTTACGGGCTTTCAAATTACCCTTGCGAATTTCTTGAAATATCGATGTGCGATTGAGGCCAGTGGCTTCGCATACGCCCGCGATTGAAAAAGAGAGGTTGGCTTGAGTAGCAGTAGGACATTCCATCTTGGTTGCTCCTGTGTGCGGTTGAGTTTGTGTGGATCAACCTAGGAGCACATCAGGTGCATGTCGTTACCCTAGTCAGGTTTTGTCTGTCCAATTTTGTGTAAATCTGTGGCGATTAATTCTTTTCGGCATGGCTTACAAAGCATAATTCCGTCATAAGGCGGTTCGTAAAGTTCAAACTTATCGTTACAGTTTGTACATTCTTCCGTGACAACGGTGTTGTCATAGTGGTTGGTATGCATGGTGATGTTCTCCTTTAATTCTGGCAGTTATGCTGACTTATTGGTAAGGATTCCTGCCATTTACAGCGCTAACCACTGTTCTGGGGGCGCAGAGGTCGCAGGTTCGAATCCTGTCTTCCCGACCATAATATCAATGGGTTAGCGATTCGTGTAAATTTGACCGTGACAACACCGTTGTCATTGTTGCGGTGCGGCATAACTAAGACCGCTGATAAAATGATGATTTAAAGTGGGTTTTGTAGATATCTAATGGAATTGCGATGCACTTGAAATTTACTGTTGCAAACAGATCAGTGCATTTATAACCAACGCCGATAAGTTTCCCTTCTTTTTTTAAATTTATAGGATTAAATTCTGTTCGGAACATAACCGCCATTGAACCGAATTTGCTGTCTATCCACTCTTCGATTTCTTGGATTGTGCCTTCTTTATGTTTAATCGGGCCTCTTTGTGGGACGAAAACTGCTTTGTACTGGTTTAATGCCATCGAATAATTCTCCATCCATGTGATCTGCGAGTCCTCGCAGGTAGTCGGGGTTAAACTTTCTATATATGCGTTTGACCGTATCGGCGTCTGTGCCTGTCAGGTCGGATATCTGGTCTACTGTGTAGCCTCCTTCTGCCATCCATGAGATTGCAGTGTGTTTTAAGGTGTGTGGCGTACACCAAGGGAACCCGGCTCTCTCCATAGCTCTATCGAAACCCTTTCGTATGTTCTTTATGGGCTTTCCGTTGTATTCAATAACGAAGTCTGTTTCTGCGGTTTGCTTGGCGTCCCTGAGAACGGAAGCGAGTTGCTTTCCAATAGGTACTGATGCTGTTCGCTTCTTGGTCCTTCGCCTTCCGGGTCTTTCAAAGTCTAAAACCATTCTGTCCAAGTCGGCCCGGTCCCAAGTCAGTTGAAGAATACTTGTTTTCCTTTGCCCTGTAGCAAGGGCGATCTGGGTAAAGAGCCGAATGTGCCATGACATATGCGTACAGGCTTCAAAGGCTTCCTCACGCGATAGGTATTTTGTTTTGGGTAAAACCCTGTCCGGTAGCCAGAGCTTTTGAACATATCCAGCGAGAGAGAGGGCAGACCGGAGGACGGCAAGCTCTCTTCGCATAGTGCCAGGAGCTTTGCCTCGCCAATTTGCGTAATCACGGCACGTCTCAGGGCCGATATTTTCCGCTCTAATCTCAGCAAAAAATACTTTGAGAGGTTTTGCAGCGTTGATAAGCCTCTCGTAGTCCATAACGTCTTTCCGGGCATCGAGGTATCTATCAATGAGCGCAGAGCATCCGACACGATCTGATCTTTTATGCTCTCCCTTCCTGTAGGCATCTAAGACTGCCCTTGCATCTGATTTATCCGTGCAACCTGTAGATTTAAGTTTTGTCCTGCGGTTTTCTGTCCACGCGATATACCAGTTTCTTCTGTTTGGTTGCCTGACGAGGCGCATCTGTTTATCCAATCCTCAATATGGGGTCTGAGAATACGAATAGAATCAGTTGGGCGTCTTAGGCAAGCAATCTCGCCATCGACAATCATTCTTCGAACTGTTTTATGGTCAAAGTCGAAGGTGCTTGCGAAGGTGTTAATGGTCATTGACGGGGGTAGCTCTGCGACAAATTCCTTTATGGTCATTATGTGGTCTCTCTGAATTTGGGGTTTAGTGCCTCAACGCATTGAGACGCTAGAGTGTGAATCATGTTTTGATTAAGGGGGATTATTACAGGGGCTTTCGCTCCTTGTTGCATGATAAAGAGCTCAAAGCCGTCCGGCTGAAATGTTGGTCGAACGAAAACGAGGTCTGTCATCTAGCCCCCACGTACTGATCGTTAACATGGTATATTTCATGTTTAGCGCATGATCCGCATATTCTGTTCTGAGGGCCATTTGATAAGAACTGCCCTTGGCACTTTAGGCACTTTCTTTTGGCTTCCCGTTCACTCTTCGGCTTCGATCTTGGGGATTCCATAGATTTAAACTGAACGGAGACTTCAACAGGTCGTCGTGAAGGTATGGGAAATCGCTCTTCAAGCTCTAAGAATGTCCGTACCTCCCGCACCCATATAAGGTCACGATCATCAAGCCTGTCTGCAATTTCTTGGTCTGTAAAACAGCTTGCGTGTAGATCGACCAATTTTCTCATGTCTTGCATTTTTGTCATTTATTCTGCTCCGAAGGGGCAGCGGGGTTTCCCCCGCCACCTGTTATCACCAAGGAATATCGTCGCCTTCCAAAGGGTTTTCGTCTGTGCCGCTTGCGTCTGCTGGACCGTCGTTAAAGTTAGACGGGGCGTTGTTGCCGCCCTTTTCTCCAAGCATAACCAGCTTGCTTGAGAACCGTTGCAGCACAACTTCTGTTGTGTACTTGGTTTCTCCGTCTTTTTCCCAAGACCGTGTTTGAAGCGATCCTTCGATGTAGATTTTAGACCCCTTTTTCAAATACCGTTCGCAGATATCGGCAAGCTGTGTGTCGAAGATCACGACACGGTGCCATTCGGTCTTTTCCTTCTTTTCGCCAGTTCCCTTGTCTTTCCAAGTTTCAGACGTTGCGAGGGATATATTGCCAATTTTGGCGCCGCTTTGTGTCGTGCGCATTTCGGGGTCTTTGCCGAGATTGCCGACGAGGATTACGCGATTAACTGTAGACATATGGGGTTACTCCGCTGCTTGTGTGAATGATTGCGCTTGTGTGGCAAACGCTGCTTTGACCTTGGCTGAAACGCTGGCTGGCATTTGCTCAACCTCCGCTTTAATCGAGGTTTTTATCTCATGTAATTCTTCAAGAGATTTGGTTGACTCAACGTTTTTTATGAGAGCATTGGTTTTGGCTTCATACTCGCTGTTCGCTGCGTTAGCGATTTGGCTTTTAACGCCTTGGATATACTTATTATCGTCGTACAATCCCAAGAACACGTCAGCTGAGAAGCCAAGATGGGACAGGCCTTTCGTAAGCGCGTCTGTCATGGCCTTCTTCGGCGCGTCATCATCGACACGCCCTTTAGACAAGAGAGGATTGCAGCCGGACACGGGGCCAAACTTGTTCTCTCGTTTGCCGTGCCAGATTGTGACATTGGCAAAGATCAAAGCGGTCTGGTCGTTGAGGGCTTTATAGTCGTACTCAACGTCATAGCCCCATCCAATTCCAACAGGCCCGAAAGTTTCGGTGGCGCGTTGGACTTGGTATTGGGCGCTGATTGAAGTGAAGCCGCCGCGTTGATTAACGACTTTTGTGTGTGCGGGATCAGTTGTTTTAACTGCATCCCAGATAATCATATTTTTGTCGCTCATGTGAGGTTCCTTATTTCAATTTATAGACACGAATTGTGCGGGCGTGTGCGTTTGGATGCTCTGCTTGGGTGTAGCCGACGGCTTCCCACATCTTTTCCTTGAACACGGCCCCGAGTACGTTTGGATTTACATTGTGGGGAACACCTTCAATGCGTTTTCGAACATCGTTAATGCTGGTTTCGCCGTGATAGATAGCGTGCTCGTGAGCAATGCGACGACAAAGAGAAAGAAAATCAGAACTAGCCTGTGCTGCACGGTCTATTCCTTCGTCTCTGCGGCGTTTTCCTTCTAAGAGATCAAGCTGCATTTTCTAGCTCCTTAAACCGGATAACGTCATTGGCGTTGAGTAAACCCAAGGCTGCGTCCCTATGTCCGATAATGATATCGAGGGCGGCATCGAGGGCGGCTTGGTATTTTTCATCTGCGTGAACGCGGATTACAGATAAAGGGAGGCGGGGACAGTAGAATACGAGGTCACACCACTTTCGTTGTGCAATCAGCATTTGGCCTTGGATTTGAGGCATATATTTACTGTCGAATATGCCTTTTGTTGAGATTTCGTAGAGGGTAAGAACGTGGTTTTCTTCCTTGAGGCACTTAATCTCACCCATGCCATCGTCGTTAATTAGAAAGTCAGGTGAACAACCTCGGCCTTTGTCGTCGAGGATGAATCCGACCTTCGATGTGTTTATATCGTGGTAGAATGTGTACTCGTTGAGAGCCGCTTCTTCGAGCTCCCGGCCTCTCTCCATCCACTCATTGTCAAAGAAGTCTTCGCAAGGTTCGTTTCGATGAAGTTCTAAGGCCAATTTACAGGCGTATGCGGGGGCCTGAGTCGATAGTTCGCCTTTCTTCGGTGTGAGTGCCTTGGAGAACTCAGAGGCCGTAGGAACGCCCATACGCAGCTCATGCCATGCGTCTGATCTTTGCTGGACATTGTGTATCATCATGCTACTTGCTCCAACTCTTTTGCATAGAC